AACTTCAAAATTACTGGGCATAAAGTTCAAAATATGAGGCTATCTAGCACAAACTAGCACGAAAAATTGAAATTCTAAACGCATTACCTTGAATTGTCACAAAATGTCAAAATATTTGCGAAAGTGTTGCAAATTACCAAAAAATATATTATGATTGAATGTAAGAGGTGATGTTTATGCGTAGTGTAGATGAAAGATTCTATCATTCAAAGCTATGGAAGAACTGTAGAGACGAATATAAGAAATTACGTCCTTATTGCGAAAGATGTCTGAAGGAAGGCAAGCTAGTTCCTGTGGATATAGTTCACCACAAAGTGCATCTTAATGCTTTAAACATAAGTGACACAAGTTTTACCTTGAACTTTGATAATCTAGAGAGTTTATGTAAGGATTGCCACAACAAAGAACACTTTGCAAAGACATTGCCTAAAAGATACAAGTTTGACGAGAAAGGGCAGTTAATACTGTACGAGGGTAAAGCATAATGCAGATTACGGAGAAAACAGAAATAAGCCGCCTTGAAGCAATTTTTAAGGATGTGCCTGAAAACAAGAAGGAGTTTGCTAGAGGTCTTATTATTCAAGCTGCAAGGCATAGAGTAAGACTTAACAAGCTATGGGAAGATATTAGAGTTAATGGCGAATATATGGCATCTGATAACGGAGTTGAACACGAAAGGCCTGCTAGTAAGACTTATAATGCAACCGACAAATTGTACCAGGGCGTAATGTTACAACTTTCAAGGATATTACCACAGACTGTAGAAGTCAAAGAGGAAATATCAAAACTTGAAAAATTCAGAGCAGAGCTAGAAGATGCAGAATAATTACATCTACGAATATTATCAAGCAATTGAAGATGGTTCAATAATTGTCGACAGATGGATTAAGTTAGTTTATCAGATGATAATAAGTGGGTTAGGAAAGAAGAAGTTCTTTTATTCCCACAAGAAGGCTTTAGCGGCTATTAACTTCATTGAGAACTTTGTACATCATCATGAAGGTGCGCTAGCTCCACAACTTGTAAAGTTAGAGCTATGGCAGAAAGCACTACTGTCTTGCATATTTGGGATAGTAGATTCTAAAGGTTTTAGACAATTTCGTGAAGTTATAATTATAATGGCACGTAAAATGGGTAAAACCTTATTAGCCGCAGGCATAGCCGAGTATATGACTTATCTTGATGATTACGGTGCTAGAGTATATTTTACCGCTACTAAACTTAAACAGGCTCAAATATGCTTTGATGCATATTATAAGTCCATAACAATGGAGCCTGAACTTAATAAGATTACTAAAAAAAGAAGAACTGACATTTACGTTGATGATAATAATGCTACAGGCGAGCCTATTGCCTTCAGTGCAAAGAAAGCAGATGGACTAAACATCAGTTGTGCTATTTGTGATGAAATAGCAAGCTGGGCAGGCGACAACGGTTTAAAGTTCTATGAAGTAATTAAGAGTTCACAGGGTGCAAGAACGCAGCCTTTAATTGTTTCCATATCAACAGCAGGCTATGTCAATGACGGAATCTATGATGAATTAATAAGACGTGGTACGAAAGTCCTTTTAGACGATAGTGCTGAAAGCAGACTGCTGCCATTTCTCTATATGATTGATGATGTAGACAAGTGGAACGATCTTAATGAGCTTCAAAAGGCTATGCCGAATCTTGGTGTATCCGTAAGCATAGACTATATGCTAGAGGAAATAGCCATTGCGGAAGGCTCTTTGAGCAAGAAGGCAGAGTTCCTAACAAAGTACTGCAACATTAAGCAAAATAGCTCAATGGCTTGGATAAGCACAAAGTATCTTCCAAAGATATGTCACGATTATTCTATCACACCTGATAGCATAGCTCATACTTATGTGACAGGCGGTATAGACTTATCACAGCGCATAGACCTTACAAGTGCTTGTGTTTTATGCGAACAAAATGGCATAATAAAGGTATTGTCGCATTTTTGGTTACCAGAAGAGAGACTAGAAGAGGCTACAGCTAGAGATGAGATACCGTATTGGAAATATGTCAAACGTGGCGAATTAACGCTATGTGAAGGCAATTACGTTAATCCTAGAGATGTTTTTGAGTGGTTTCTTAAGCTAAAGAATGAGTATGAGATTTTGCCACTACAGACAGGATATGACCGTTATACCGCACAAGAGCTAGTGCAAGATATGCAACGTGCAGGCTATCATATGGATGATGTATATCAAGGCTATAATCTTACTGGTACGATAATGACATTAGAGGGATTGATTAAAGATGGAGCTATCGATTTTGGTGACAATGAGCTTTTAAAGATACATCTGTTAGATGTCGCCATTAAAGTTGATAATGAGAGTAGAAGGCAGAAAATTATTAAGATGAATGCTAAAAGCCACATTGATGGAATAGCTGCCGTTTTAGATGCACTTGTTGTTAGAGACAAGTGGCATAATGAAATAGGCGATAGATTAAAGAATGCAAGTTAAAGGAGGCAAAGGCTATGGGTTTATTTGAGGCTATTTTTGGCAATAAGCAGAAACAAGCCGCACAGGATAAAAGAACCTATTGGCAGACATTAAACGGTTATACACCTTACTTTTCCTCTTGGAATGGTAACGCTTATGAGAACTTACTCATAAGGGCAAGCATTGATGCAAGGGCAAGACACATAAGTAAGCTAAAGGTTGAATGTGTCGGTACTGCAAAAGACAAAGTAAGAAATGCTGTCAAGAACAGACCTAACAGTTTTCAAACGTGGTCACAGTTCTTATATAGGTTGTCAACTATCCTTGATATGCAGAATAGTGCCATAATAGTTCCTATTCTTGACGAATACGGTAGAACTAATGGCTTTTTCCCTATACTGCCTGATAGGACTGAAATTGTTACAGGCGAGAATAATGTACCATATTTTCGCTATGAGTTCTCTAACGGTGAAAAGGCGGCTATTGAAAAGAGCTTATGCGGTATTATGACTAAATTCCAGTATAAGGATGATGTTTTTGGTACTCCGAGTGAAAAGACCTTAAAGGAAACTTTAGACCTTATGACCTTGCAAGGACAGAGCATTAAAGAAGCTACGGAGCAAAGCGGTTCTTTTAGATTTATGGCAAAGCTCAATAACTTCTCTAAAAATACTGATTTACGCAAAGAAGCAAAGAGATTTACCGTAGAGAACATGAAATCGGATAATGGTGTACTTTTGTTCCCTAGTGACTATGAAGATGTCAAGGAAATCAAGTCAACACCTTATGTTATGGATACAGAGCAAGGCAAGCAGATTAAAGAGAATGTATTCAACTACTATGGTGTAAATGAAAGTGTCTTGCAGAATAAATGCACAGGCGAAGAATACAGCAGTTTTTATGAAGGGGCAGTTGAGCCTTTCGCAGTGCAGTTATCAGAAGTCTTAACAGGGATGACATTTACATCCATTGAGCAGACTAACGGTAATGGTTTTGTTGTATCATCTAATAGACTACAGTACTTAAGTAATGCAGATAAAAACGCTATCTCACAGGCTATGGGCGATAGAGGCATAATGGATAGAAATGAAATAAGAGACATCTGGCAGTTGCCGCCGATTCCTGAAGAAGAGGGCGGTTCAGACTTTACTATCAGAGGCGAGTATTATATGCTTAAGAAAGACGGTAGTGTTAAGTCAGTTCAAGCCGCAAGTGAACCAGTCAACGCAACTACAGGACTTACACAGACACTTACGAACTACAACGGTTCTAAAATCAATGCATTACTTGACATTATCCGTAGTTACAAGAGTGGTGAGTTCTCTAGGGAACAGGCTATTAATATTATTGTTGCAACATACGGATATGCTATTGATTTCGTAGAAGGACTTCTTGATAAGGGTACAGGAATCATAGAAGATACAGCATCTGCATATCAAGATGAAATATTACCTACTGATGTGACACCAACGGAAAAGGAAGGAGGAACAGAGGATGCCAAAAACAATAACAGAAAAACTGAATAGCGGCAGAGAATATAGGAACTTTACTTTTGATTTAGAGCCTATAGACCTTGAAAGTAAGAAAGATGATGATTTTATCGTAAGAGGTTATGCAACAACCTTTAACGATCCATATCTGCTTTATTCATCAGATGATTATGAATTGTTTGAACAGATTGATACAAATGCTTTTAACGATTGCGATATGAGTGATACAATCTTTCAGTACAATCACGAAGGCAGAGTTTACGCAAGAATCAGTAATAACACGCTAGGAATTATTCCTGATTTAAAGGGTTTAGGTATTAAATGTGATTTAAGTGGAACGGCAGGCGGTAGAGAACTTTATGAGGAAATCAAAGGCGGCTACATTACTAAAATGAGTATCGGTATGGTTGTCGGTGAAGATGTTTATAGGACATTACCGTCAAGTGAAGGCTATAAGGAAATAAGGACTATCACAAAGATTAAGAAACTTTATGATGTGTCAGCTGTCTCTATTCCTGCAAATGATGCCACAAGTATCAGTGCTAGAAGTCTTGGAGAAAAGACTTTAGCAGAATTTAAAAAGAGAATGGCAGAAAAGAGACAGCTAGAGATTGAAAAGCTAAAACTTAAGTTAAGGATTAATATGTGAAGTAAATGTTGAGGCTTTACGGATTGATAGAGCTGAAAAAGCGGAGTGCTGCATTTTGACAATATATTTTTTAAAAAACAAAAGGAGAAAGAAACATGTATACTACAATTAATGAGATTGAAGCTAGAAAGGCAGAAATCAGAAACCTTCTTGACAGCAATGCAGAGGATATTGACATCCAGGCTCTTAACAAAGAGGTTGATGACTTAGAGAAGAGAGCAAAGGAAATTAGAGACAATGAGGCTCTTAAGGCAGAATTAAGAAATAAGGTTGCTGCTTCAAAGGCAGTCGGCACACCAGTTGTAAAGGCAGAGGAAAAGATGGATAAGAGAACATACACAGCTGATTCACCTGAATATAGAACAGCTTGGCTTAAGGAACTTTCAAAGACAAAGGAAGGTTACAGATTCGGTACTCTCACAAAAGAGGAAAGAGATGCATTTACATTCCTTACATCTAATACACCAAATCTTGTACCTACGGTTATTCAGAATAAAATCGTTGAGCTTGTTAAGTCAATGGCTCCTATTTATGATGATGCGACAAAGACATCATTTACTGAAGGTTTTTCAGTTCCTAGACATAGAGCTATTACACAGGGTGATGCAGCAGTAACAAATGAGGGTGCTGCAAATGCTGATGAATCTGATACTTTTGATTTACTTACACTTACAGGTGTGGAAATCAAGAAGCACGTTAAGATTGCTAGAAAGATGAAGTTCCAGAGCATTGATGCATTTGAATCTTGGGTAACAGAGCATATCGCAAAGCGTATAGCAGTAGCAAAGGAAACACGTATCATTGCACAGCTTGACACAACTACTTATGGTATTGCAGCAGCTAACGTACTTACAGCACAGACTTATGCAGAATCTACGTTTAGAGCTATTTTTGCAAAGATTGCAGAGACAGGCGCAAAGGTAATCTATGCTAACAACAATACTATTTGGAATGGTATCTATGGTATCCAGGATGATAACAAGAGACCTATTTTTACACCTGATTCAACAGGAGATCCTATTGTACAGGGTAGAGTTTACGGTGCAGTAGTAAAGCAGGATGAAAACCTTGCCAACAATGTAGTTTATATTGGTGTACCTGCTTCAATCCTTGCAAATAACTTTGATGATTTAGCTATGATGTCAGATGTTAACGCAGAAACTTGGGTAACAACAGTATCGGGTTATACACTTTTTGATGCAGGACTTGAAAACCCATTAGCATTTGTTAAGGCAACTTTTACAGTCTAAATAGCCAGAGCACGGATTCTAATAATTCAAATTCTGATGATAACGGTGACAGCGGTGCAGACAATGCAAACACAGATAATACTAACACAGATGATACCAATACAAACGAAACAAATGTAGAGGATAGCAATGTAAGTGATAGTAACGCTGATAACACTGCTGCCACTGTTTATACAGAGGAACAGTTGAATGAAATGACTAAAGCAGAGATTGAGGCTTTAGCAACAGAATTAGGCTATTCAGTAAGTGCTACGGATACAAAGGCAGAAATGATAGCTAGCTTTTTAACACAACAGGAAGGGTAACATATGGCATTACTAGATAGAACAATGGTTATGTTAAGGACAGTTACAGAGGATGCAGGTATAGTACAGCAAATCAGTGAACTGATAGAAGCGGCTAAAGCCGATTTGACTACAACAGCGGATGTTGTTCTACCTGATGATGAAGATGATTATCCTGCAAATGTAAGCATAGCCATTCAGACTTATGCAGCGGCACATTTTGACGGTGACCTTGATAAAAGAAAGAAATTTCAAGATGCGTATGATGATATGAAAACACAGTTAAGAGTTAGTTCAGAAACCACAGATTATACAGGATACGAGGAAGAATGAAAACCGTAATAGTTTATTTAATAAGCGTGACAAACACTACAGATACTATTGGTCAGACGATAGAATCGGAGGTAAAGTCGAAACATTATGGATACTCAAATAGTGTAACATCCGATGAATGGTTTGCGGCTAACAAGCAAAGTATCAATTCGAAGTACAGGGTATCGATACACGATTTCGAGTACAACGGTGAAACTGTTGCAGAAATTGACGGTGTCAGATACGGAATCTATCGCACATTCTTGAATAACAAAAATGGTATGATTGAGCTTTATCTTGAAGAGAAAGTAGGTGTTACGGACAATGGCGAGGAGGAAGAGGATTAAGGGTGTCAACCTTGCAGGTGCTATATCAGCGGTAATTGATGCCATTGGTTCAGATGCAGACAAAGCCTTAAGGGACAGTATGGATGAGGCTGGCAAGTACTGTAAAGAAGTCCTGAAAGACATAAGTCCTAGACAACCTACACTTCCTAGAGATTATGCTGGCAAACATTATGCTGATGATTGGAAATCTGAAAGAATCAATGGTAAAGTAGTGGTTCACAATGAAAAACAGTATATGCTTACACACTTGCTTGAAGATGGTCACAACCTTGTTAATTCTAAAGGCGAAGTCTATGGATGGGTTGAGCCTAGAAAACATATTAAGATAGCAAGAGACAAAGCAGAGGAAGAACTAAATAAGTTATGCGTTGAAAGACTGCAAAAAGAGTTTGGATCGGATGCAGTACTTCAAGGAACTACCAAAGTAGATTTTACGAAAGGAAACCACGAATAATGACGTATGCAGAAATTAAGACAATGCTAGAGGGAACAGGCATTAGGACTTTTTATCATCATGCGCCTGATGGCACAAAAGTTCCTTTTATGACCTACAAAGTGAGTGAAAGTAATTTTGCAAGTGACAATGAGAACTATCAGAATATTAAATCGCTTACAATATACTTTTATTCAAGGTACAAAGACCTAACATCTGAAGGACTTATTGAAACAGTCTTAAACAATAATAATCTTATTTGGCGCAAGGATAGCGATTATAATAACGCTGAAAAAATCAATTTTTCGGTGTATACAACGGAGGTAATTTAAATGGCAGATAACAGATATTACCACGGACTTTCAAATGTTCATTATTCCGTGGTTACAGAAACTACAGATTCAACAACAGGAGCAGTAGAAACAACTTATGGTACTGTAAAGGCTTGGAAGGGTGCTGTCGGCATTTCGTTCGATAGTGAGGCTTCACTTGACAATTTCTTTGCTGATAACGGAGTATATGCAGTTACAAGTAAGAACAGCGGTTATACAGGCTCACTTGAAATTGCACAGATTCCAGATGATGTTTATACAAGCGTTTACGGACAGACAAAGTCAACAGACGGTCTTATGACCGAAACAGATACAGATGTCAAGAAGTACATTGCACTTATGTTCGAGTTTGCAGCAGATACACAGGCTAGGCGTGTAGTTTTCTATAAAGTAGCACTTTCACTCCCAACAGTTGAAGGCAATACTGATGAAGATACAATTGAAGTTCAGACACGTACACTTGACCTCACGGCAGTTCCTAGACCTGACGACGGAAAGATTAAGGCATTTACAACAGTTGATGCAAGTGCTTACGCAACATTCTATAATGCAGTTCCAGTAGCTGCTTAATAGCAATATTTGATTACTTTTTAACTTGATGTTAAAGGCATAAGGGCAACAACAAAAGCCTTTATGCCTTTTTTAAAAATAACGGAGAAAACAATATGTATAAAAGCATTGAATATAGAGGCAAGAAACTAGAATTTTTATCAACAGCAGGAACAGCCATTAGATATAGACAGGTGTTCCACAAAGATGTACTTGTGGATTTAAAGAAACTTAAAAAGGCTATGCAGGATGATGATATCACATTAGAGGCTACAGAAGTAATACCGCAGCTTGCCTATATTATGATGGCGGCAGCAGACGGACAGACAAACATGAACAAGCTGAATTATGATAGCTACATTGAGTGGACTGAAAAGTGGGAGCCACAAGACTTCTCAATTGTAAGTGATTTGTTTGATGTAGTTCTTGATGTTTGGAGCGGACAGGATACTAGTACATCCGAGGTAAAAAAAAAGGAGAATCAAGTAGCAGACCAGTAACAACAGGACTTCTACTGTTAAGAGCAAAGGAGCTAGGTTTTTCGCTTGAAGAGCTAGACCAACTTGAAATGGGTGTAGTTTATGATGCAATCATTGAAAGAACAAATGACGATTATAAGTATCCACCTGAAAAGCTCACACAACAGGAACAGGAACAGAAATTCATTAACGCATTTTTTGGAGGGTAATTATGGCAACAACAGTTAAGGGAATTATAGTTGAAATTGAGGGTAAATCAAGTGGACTTGTCAAATCTTTAAAGCAGGTAAACAGTTCACTTGCAGATACCAAAAATAGTTTAAATATTGTCGAAAGTGCGCTTAAGAATAGTCCTGAAAATACACAGTTATTAATTCACAAACAGGATTTATTGACAGAGGCTATCAAGGACACCACTAGTAAATTAGGACTTGAAAAGAAAGCACTTGAAGATGCAAGAGGTGCGCTTGCAAAAGGTGACATCACTCAAAAGGAATTTAACAAGTTAAGTGATGAGGTTGTTAAAACAACAGGCGACCTTGAAAAGCTAAAGGGTACATCAAAAGAGTTCGGAACAATATGGATGCAGTCCTGGAAAAATTCTGCTGATGCAACGGATAAACTTCTTGACGGTACATTAAGTCAGTTAAAGGTTGTTGACGGACAGTTAAAGGAAATGCCGACAGATGTATCACTATTAACTGATAAGTCAAAATTGCTCAATACTGCAATAGAACAGACTACTAAAAAGCTCAAAGAAGAAGAAGGAGAAGCAAGAGCAGCAGAGTTAGCCTTGCAGATGAAAAAGATTGATGAAAATCAATACAAGGCTATACAGCAGAATGTTCAGAATACTAGGAATGACTTAAGAGCCTTAACGGAGCAGGCTAACGAGTTCGGAAGTGTAGAAAAACAGCAAGTCAATGCACAGCTTAAAGTATCTACAGATAGGCTTAACGATACCAAAAATTCTTTAAAGGCGGTAGATGATGCCTTAAAGGATAATGCTAACGATACAAATCTTTTAGCGCAGAAAGAAAACCTTTTAGCAAATGCAGTTGCTGAAACAGAGGATAAACTTAAGGCACAGAAAAAACAAGCGGAGCTAGCAAGAGAAGAACTTAAGAAGGGTGCTATTACCCATAAGGACTATGAAAAACTAGTTAAGGCTTGCAATGATACGGAAGTAGAGCTAAAGCAGATTAAAGATGCCGCTAAAGACTTTGGAAATGTAGCTAAACAGCAGTTCAAGAACACGCAGAAAGAAGCTAAAGGCTTGGGAGATGCACTAGATAAGGAATGCAAGAGTAACGAAAAAGCCTTGAAAGCTGTCAATGATGCACTAAAGGATAATGCAGGCGACACTAAACTTCTTAAGGATAAAAATGAACTTCTTGGAAAGAGTGTAAAGGACTTAACAAGTAAGCTAGAAAATCAGAAGAAACAAGCTAGCCTTCTTGAACAGTCTATGAAAGACTATGGAGAAGGCACACAAGAGGAATTTAATGCCTTACAGTCTGAAATTAAACAGACGGAAAGTGAACTTAAAAGCGCACAAGATGAAATGCGCAGTTTTGGATCTGTTTTTGAACAGCAGACAAAAGTTGCAGGGCAGGCGGTTGCTAAATTAGGCAAAAAAGTTGGCGACAAAATGCAGACCATAGGTAAAGACTTAATGGGTGCAGGAGCTACAATGACTGCCACAGTAACTACACCTATTGTAGCAGTCGGAAAGAGTGCAGTTAATAGCATTATTGACTTTGAAAGTGCATTTACAGGTGTTACTAAAACGGTTGATGAAACAGCTACAACAACTTATGGTGACCTTCAGGAAAGCATTAAGTCAATGGCTACAGTTACCGCAAGTAGTAAAGAAGAAATCGCTAGAATAATGGAGGTCAGCGGTCAGCTTGGTATTTCTGCTGATGATATAACAGAGTTCACAAGGACTATGATTGAACTTGGCGATACTACTGATTTAAGTGCGGAAGAAGCGGCAGTAGCATTAGCACAGTTCAGAAACATCACAGGTGAAACAGCAACAAAAGATGTTTATAAACTTGGCTCCGCATTAGTTGACCTTGGTAACAACTTTGAAACAAACGAAGTTGACATTATGAACATGAGTTCCTACCTTGCTTCAACAGCTCATAACCTTGGTTTTTCTGAAACACAGATACTTGGACTTTCAACCGCACTTGCTTCACTTGGTATCAATGCCGAGGCAGGTGGTTCGGCTCTTTCAAAGACTTTTACACAGTTTGAGAAGATAACACACGGAGCTACAAAGAGTGCTAAATCACAGATGGAAACCTTGCAGAAACTTCTTGGAGCTAGGAACAACAAAGAAATCACAGATATGTGGGAAGCTAATCCGAATGAGTTCTTTATGCGTTTCCTTGAAGGACTTAACAAGGTCGAAAAAGAAGGCGGTTCAATGACTGCTACTCTTAATGAGCTTGGACTATCAGCAGTTAGACAGATGAACGGACTTAATGCACTTGTAGCTAACACAGATAAGTTAAGGGATGCAGAAAGAACAGCTAGCAAGGCTTATAAAGAGGGTAACGCATTACAGGTTGAAGCCGACAAGAGATACGGAACAACAGCTTCTAAAATTCAGCAGATGAAAGAGAAGGTCGAAAACCTTGCGCTTGAATTTGGTGATAATCTGATGCCTATTCTTGAAAAGGCTTTAGGGGTACTTGATAAGGCGGTTGCTTGGTTTTCTAGCCTTGATGAAGAGGCACAGGAAAATATCGTTAAGTTTGGACTTGTAGCGGCTGCAATCGGACCCGCCACTACTGCAATAGGCGGTTTAACAACAGTCGGAGGCGGTGCGGTCACAATGCTATCTTCTTTAGTTAGCGGTGCTATTCAGATACCTGGTAAGTTTGCCACAATGACAACAGCTATTGCAAGTGCTTCAGGAACAACAGGCAAATTAACTGCCGCCCTACTTGGAAGTACACAGGGAATGTCGACATTTGCAAAGGTCGGTAATGGCTTGAAAATGGCAGGTTTAATTGGTATACTAGTAGCAGTAATAGCAAACTTTGATAAGATTACAGCAGCGGCTGAAGGTGCAATAGAAAAGGTTGCAAAATTCACAGGACTAGATGCAAAACTAACACAAGGTGCTTTATCTAAAGCAGGCATAGACGTTAATAAACAACTAGAAGATGCACAGGCAAGGCAGAAGGCGGCTTGGGAAAAGTACGGAGTAGATAATTCAGCCGATTACTGGAAAGCTAGAAATGCTGAAAAGGCTTCTTTTAATCTTGGCACAACAAAGAATAGTGGCTTACTTACAAGTCAAAAGAAAACAACAGTTACAACTACTCCAGTCACAGTAACTACACCACTTATAGTCAATGGTACAAAGTTCGGACAGGCGGTAAGCAACGTGAATATTAAGACAGCATATACATCTAACAATTAAGGAGGCGAAGGAATGTTTACTAGAAATCTAACAGCAACATACAATACAACAACAGTTCATTTTCCAGAGCCTATAGAATGGAGTGAAACACCAAAAGTAGTAGAAACAGAATTACTTACAGAAAGCGGTTTTACTAAAACTAATTTCATGCGTGATACTTATCAGAGAAACATAGCAGTCACTTGTCAAGTAACAGGAACAACCTATAAGAAAATCAAGGCTATTTCGCTACATAGAAGCCTTACAGTTACCTTTACTGATGAAGTCGGAACTACACAGACTATGACTGCAAGAATAAGAGATTTTAACGGTGTACAGTATGAGCCGACAAGGGGATTATTTGGCGGCTCATCAATACCGCTTTATACCGTAAGTTTTAACATAATTGAGTTTTAAAAGGAGGCTTTATGTATACAGTAACAAACGAATACGAAACCTACGTAAAGTCTGAAGCTAGAAATTATTCTATGACAGGTAGTATCGTCAATAAGAATAATGTCACAATGCAGATTACAAGGGATAATATCCTTGAAGGCTCTTTATCCTTTACGAACAGATGTACGGCTAATAATTCTTTTGACATTGGCGGTTGTTGTATCGGAAGTATGGAGATAACCCTTCAGGGTGATTATCATCATAGCTTGTATAATGCAGTGATTACTTTGCAGCAAGGTGTTTATGTAACAGGTGATAGCTACCATATGGAAAAAGTAGGCACTTGGATTATTAAGAAAGCTCATTGGAACGGTGAATGGGTAACGCTTGAATGCTATGATGCAATGTGCCTTACACAAAAGAAGTACACACTAACTACAGGCTCATTTACACCTTATTCCTTCTTTACTGCTATGTGCAATGATTGTGGCATAACGCTTGCAACTACACAGGCAGAAATTGAAGCAATGGTAAACGGTACAGCAACACTTATATTCAATGGCAGTACACAAGAAACGGATCGTAAGTGGAGTGATTTAATACACGATATGTGCGCAGTAATATGTGGCTTTTGCTGTATCAATCGTTTTGGAAACCTTGAAGTACATCAGTTTGGTAGATGTTATAAGCGTATCGGTACTGAAAAGACTTACTATACAGCGGCGGTAGATACTCTAACCAAAGACGATAGAATTACAGGCGGTTCATTTGGTAACGGTGCAATTAACATCACAGGTCTTTACATTAATGACAGAGCTAGTAAAAATGCTGATAAGTCCATATTAGTTGGTAATACAACAGGTACTACGCTTAATCTAGGTTACAATCGTTGGCTATCTAGTGCAACAAGCGGATATGCAACAATGTTGCAAAATATCCTCACACAGCTTACAGCTTGTCAGTTCTATGCGGCAGATGTACATTTAGCTGATGTTAGCTTGTATGATTTAGGTGACTTGATTACTTTGCAGGCAGGCGGTGAATTAAGTCTATCAGAAGATATTCTGATATGCGTAATGAACATAGATTACAATTTTGCTGACGAAAGCACAATCAGTTCTTACACATTTTCAGAAGCAAGTGACAGTTCGACATCAGCAGTAGAAACCAATCTCACAAACCGCATAGAAACGCTTGAAAGCTCGGACAGTGGTAAAGAAGTACATACAAGTACAGCAGACCCATCAATAACAGATGGAAATAACGATAATGTATGGTTTAAATACACACTAGAGGCTGGATTAAAATTCAACAATGGAGCAATCTACCCAGACAAGTGGTATTATATGGGATGTTTTAGAGGTGAATATACAGGTTACGGAGAGGGATGGTGTTATATCTGGGCGAACAATTATCCTATACCACAAGATGTTAATACAGGTGAAGGATATTTGTTCCCATTTTTAGAATATAATGGTGGTGCTAGAATAGTTAAATTAGGCATACGCTGTCATAAAGACAGATATGCACAGATTGTTGATACTGCCGCAGTGACATTTTATGTAATAAGTAAAGCATACCCGTTAGGTCGATATTTTACAGGAGAGTGGATGTATTGCGATATGGATGCTAATTATCAGCTTTATCTTGGCATTAAATCTTTACGAGCAAGCACTGTTCTTTGGGGAGTAGCTTTACCTTTATTCACACACGAAATTGATGTAACAAGGCAATATGTTGCTATTGACGGAGTTAGCACCCTCACAAATATCGCAAAGCGCACAAATGCAGAATGGGTTAAAATTAATGGTGAGTGGGTACTTGTAAGTGAGGACATTGGCTCGGAAGTAGTTGTTACGCAGACGTTAACCGAAGGTACAGAGATAGGTGAGATAGAAGTCAGTGGAAACTCAAAAAAATTATATGCGCCTACACCACAATCTGTAAGTGTAACGCAGACCCAAACAAGTGGCACAGAAATTGCGACCCTTAATGTGGGTGATGCAAGTACAAAATTATATGCGCCTGAAACAACAGTTACACAGACACTCACAGAGGGCACAGAGATAGGTGAAGTCAATGGAACAAAGCTATATGCACCAACAGGCGGTGGAAGTGATGTGACAGTTACTCCGATTACAACAACAGGCACGAATATTGCTGACATTGAAGTGAACGGAGCAACGTATCAGCTGTTTGCTCCGACAAGCGGAGGTGGAGGCGGTCACAATTATTCTACAACCGAACAAGTAATCGGAACGTGGATTGATGGAAGTACGCTATATGAAAAGACTTTTACAGGTTCATTTTCAGTCACTACCACAAGTAGAAAGTGGTATGATATATACTCGCCTGAAGACCTTGCAGATTTACATATTGATAAATGTATGTTTATGAATGGACTATATAAAGAGCCTACCCAGTCATTCTATATTGATATGGGAGTGATGAAAGGTAACGATGGAATTTATTGTTCAATGTTATATACTTCGGAAATAGGAATTAGGTTCGTTGTTCAAAATGGTGCAACAGGCACAGGAGAATTTATTTTCACTATTCAGTACACTAAAACATCATAAAGTAATTTGGAATAAAGCGAATTAAAACAAATAACTTTTTATTTAAACCAAATAAGGAGGCAAATATGAAGAACAAAGGCATATTTACAAAAGAATGGTTTGTTGCAAGCGGTATTAGAGCGGTTCGCACGATTGCTCAAACGGCTATTGCAACCATAGGCACAAGCGCAGTAATGAGCGAAGTTAATTGGCTTATGGTATTATCGGCTAGCTTATTAAGCGGTATTCTGTCAATGCTCACTAGTATCGCAGGACTTCCAGAGGTAGAAAAATGATTGATGTAAATTTACTTATCGCAGTCGGAGGGATTGCCATAACGCTGATATTTTCTATCCTCACACAGAATCGTGCTAGCAAGAACAGCGTGAAAGATGAAATACAGCAGGCAAAGGCAGAGGCTCAAAAGCAGGCAAGAGTAGAAAGCAAGCTTGATGAAATAAGCTCCGACACGAAGGACATTAAATCGGATTTAAGAAATGTTAAGTCTGACATTAGTTCAATTAATGAGCGCTTGATTATCGTGGAACAGAGTACGAAGAGCGCACATAAGCGTATAGATAGCATACAGAAAGGAGAGGTAGATGAAGCAGATTAAAACATATATTGCCGAGGCTCTGTCATCAGAACGTGGCACGAAGCAGGGCAAAAAAGGCGACCAAAAGGGCGGCAGGGAAGTCAAGATATCAGAATTTCGTGATTTCGGGTTTACAAAGGTATACAGATTTAAAAACGCAAAAGCTGGCATCTTATGTGCGAAAAAGGCGATTAAGATTGCAGAATCCGATTTAGTGGGATATTCGCAGGCGCTCGACAGTAATGGACGTGTGTCTCTGTATGATGAATTGGAGCGTGTCGGATTTATCGCAGGAAATATCGAAAACCCAGTTAATACAGACTGCTCCGCTATGGCGGCAGCTTGTGTGTCGGCAGTTTCTGAACAGTTCGGCGCTTCCTACAAGATAAACAAGTGGAGCGCAAGCGGCAACATTGGTGTTAATCTTATGCTCACGAATCACTTTAAGTGCCTTAATGGACTTTATTACAGAAAGCGTCCTGAGCTTCTCCGTGAAGGTGATATTCTCGTGGCTCCTTGCAAACATGTTGCAATCGTGGTGTACAGAAAATAAAAAGGGCAAAAAAAGGGCAAAATAAAAACCAAAATTGGTTCTAAGCGCACAAGCCATTTTTACAGAAATGCTGATTTTAAGCCACTTCTGACGATATCCAAACATAATGATAAACCCATTTATAAAAATGATGGTTTTATAATACTTGTTCTGTAATGTTGATGAATAGCGTGTTGTAGCGATTGCCCTCGTATGAAAGGGCAAAATTAGGGCAAAATAAATGTAAAAGGGCATCATCTCGTGATGAGGT